CCAACACTTTGATTGCTCGCGTTCGCGGTTTAATTGCGCCTTACCTAGATCCGCGCTCGATGGTTGGCTAACCATGACCGCAGCCATTACAACACTTCGCGCCACTATTGCAGCAGCTTTAGTTGATAACACTCTTTATTCTACCTTTGCTTTTCCACCAGCTACGCCAATCGTTAACAGCGTAGTCATCTCACCGGCAGATCCTTACGTAACACCCAACAACAACGGTCGCGCCACAATCTCACCTTTAGCCAATTTTAATATCAATATATTCGTGCCTTTGCTAGATAATGAAGGCAACCTAAATGGAATTGAGGAGATGCTAGTTGCTGTCTTTGGCAAGTTAGCGGCTTCCTCGATCGTCTATAATGTAGGAGACGTGAGCGCACCTAGTGTTCTCAATGCTGCTACTGGCGATCTACTTACTTGCTCAATGCAAGTATCAGTCCTAACGAGTTGGAGTTAACCATGAATGAATGGGAAAAAGAAAACGAAGCGTTCCTGATCAAGATTGGTCAGACCGCTCAAGCAACACCAAAACCATCTAATAAGAAAGACGAGGAATAAACCAAATGGCAGTATTTCTAAACAATGGAGTAGTGGTTACTGTTAACTCGGTTGCCCTCTCTGACCACGTTACATCAGTAACGCTTAACCGATCATTCGATGAACTCGAAGTTACAGCAATGGGCGATAGCGGCCACAAGTTTGTTAAGGGCTTGGAAGCATCATCATTGACTATTGACTTCCTAAACGACACAGCATCAGCAAACGTTCTCGCAACTTTGCAGGCCGCTTGGGGAACTTCAGTAACAGTAACTCTAAAGCAGACTTCAGCTGCTACATCAGCGACAAACCCTCTTTACACAATGACATGCCTAGTAAACAACACAACCGACATCAACGGTGCTGTTAGCGATCTTGGCACACAGTCAGTAACTTGGACAGTCAACGGCACAGTCGCAATCACAACAGCGTAATAACTAACTAAGGGGCAAAAGCATGGCAAAACTAAAGGTTACAAGGGCAGACGGAAGCGTTAACGAGTACCAGATCACTCCGGCGATCGAGTACGCCTTCGAGCAATATGCAAAGAAGGGCTTCCACAAAGCCTTTAGAGATGATGAAAAGCAGACCGATGTTTATTGGCTCTGCTGGGAAGCAATCCGTCGGTCGGGTGAAACCGTTAAACCCTTCGGAGAGTCATTCCTCGAGACATTGACGCGAGTTGAGGTCTTAGACGATGACCCTTTGGAGTAACGCGAGAGTCCTTCACCTATCTCGTTGCGAGACTATCGCTCGAGACAGGATTCTCGCCCCAAACTTTAATTGAACTAGATCACACAATGTTCAGGACTTTACTTCAAGCCCTGAAGGACAGAGCAAAGGAGCAGAGCGATGCCAGTCGAACTCAAAGGCGCAGACAAACTTCGTAAAGCCCTAAAGCAGTTTGAGCCTGATCTAGCCAAGCAAACAAATAAAGAGATGGCTGCTGCACTTAATCCAATTACTAATAAGGCTCGCGGCTTCATGCCAGCTTCAGACTCAATGTTGTCTGGTTGGACAAAAGCATCCTCATCAACTGAGTCAACTAATTATCGCCATTTTCCTAAATATGATCAAACAGAAGCAAAACGTGGAGTTAAATACTCAATTAGTCCATCACGACCTAATAAACGTGGTTTTGTATCTTTGGCTCGCATTATTAACAGTTCTGCCGGTGGTGCTATCTATGAGACATCAGGCCGCAAGAACCCTAATGGTCAACCTTCTCAGGCATCGACTAGAGGTATTTATAGCGACTATATCGATACGTCTAACAAAGTTAACAAATCTCTCAATCCTAACGCTGGCAGGCAATTTATTGCTCGCGCCAATGCACTTGGGTCATTGGTCAATGCTCGGCCACGTCAAGAAGGTCAAGTAGGCAGATCAACTCGCAAAATGACTGGTCGCGTAATCTTTAGAGCATTCTCAGAGGATCAAGGAAAAGTTACTGCCGCAGTGGTTAAAGCCATTGAGGGTTCAGCAGACAAGTTTAGAGCAAGAACTGGTGTTAAATAATGGCTGATCTAAAGATTGATATTGCTTCGGTATTCTCTGGCAAGAAGGCTTTTAACGATGCCGCTAAGTCAACGATTGGACTTAACAATCAGGTTAAAACACTCGCTAAGTCTTACCTAGGATTATTTACAGCCCAGCAATTAGGGCGCAGAGCGTTTAGTGCAGCCAAAGCCTTTGCAGCAGATGACAAAGCAGCCAGAACTCTCAGCAAATCACTCGATAACCTAGGCTTGGCATTTGCGGATCCTTCAGTCCGCACATTCATTGCGGATCTAGAAAAGCAATTTGGCGTACTTGATGATCAACTTCGCCCAGCCTTTCAACGTTTATTAACTACTACAGGTGATGTTGCTAAGTCTCAATCTTTGCTTAAAACGGCACTTGATCTTTCAGCAGCTAGTGGTCAAGATGTTGTATCCGTTGCCGGTGATCTTTCTAAAGGCTATGTAGGTCAGACTCGCGCACTTGCTAAGTACGGCATAGGACTAACTCAGGCACAACTTAAAGCGATGTCCTTTGAGGAAGTTCAGACAAGAATTAACGATCTATTTGGTGGACAGGCTCAAATTGCAGTTAATACTTATGCTGGTTCGTTTGATAAATTAACGGTTGCCAGCAAAAACGCTCAAGAAACTATCGGTAAAGGTTTAGTCGATGCGCTATCAATTTTAGGCGGTGGCGGCCAAGGTGGACTTGATAACATCATTACAAAGATAGATAACGCCGCTAATGCCATGTCGTCCTTTGCTACTAATACTGCCAAAGCATTCAAGTTGCTAGACACAATACTGAATTTACAGTTTACAAAAATACCGGGCATTTTTGCTAAACCTAAAGCAAAGGCAACTATTACTCCTGCGGTTGCAGCAGAATTATCTAAGGCGGCAGCAGAAAAAGCAGCAGCAAAGCGAGCCAAAGAGCAAGCCGCTTTAACTAAGAAAAATACAGCGGCAATTAAAGAACAGACAGCACTTCAAAAGGCTGGAACTTTATTTGATGTTGAGCAGACTCAGATTATCGCAGCTCTTAAGGGCAAGATTACAGATGAAGAACGCAAGCGCCTAGAACTGCAACTAGCAATCTTGACCGGCAATACTTCTGAGGCTTCTAAACTTGCTGGTGAAATTGCCAAGGCTCAAGGATTGACTAGTCAGTTAACTGCCTATCTTTCAGACTTACCAAAAGCAAGCAATCCATTTTCAGCATGGGCTTCTTATCTCGACATGATCGAGGCTCAGGCTCGACGTATTGCGAGCATTACACCAAAGACAGCCGGAGAAGGATCACCAGTAATTCCAAGTTACAACGGAGCGGCGATCGATGCCATAACCAGCTCTTACGGTGGCGGAGCGACAAGCGTTCGAGCAGATGCAGCAGGTAACGTTAATGTCTATGTAGGCGGATCAGTAGTATCTGAAGGCGATCTAATTGATGCCATATCTAACGGCCTTCTAAACCGTTCTCTTTCAGGTTCTCCATCTGCTATCGGCAGACTTAAAGGCTCGTTCGCAGGATGAGTTTACCTGCTCAGATCACTGTATCTTTCGACTTCTCGTCGGGAGCGACATTCGGCTACCCTCTAACTTTGGGTGATTCCAAATACGGTTTGCTCGGCACTGGCACTTTAGGTTCTGAAACTCTTAACAAGGTTGTTGACTTAACTCCAGAAGTTCGTCAGATCAGCATTCGTCGAGGTCGTAATATCATGCGCGATCAATATGAAGCTGGGACTTGCACAGTTCGAGTTATTGACACAGACGGCTCATGGAATCCTCAGAACGTAAACTCAGTTTATTATCCATTCCTTACACCTCTCCGTAAGTTACGTGTAGCGGCTACCTTTGCTGGGACTTCTTATTTTCTATTTTCAGGTTATACAACAGAGTATCTTTACACTTATCCTCAAGGTCAGGAATTGGGTTACGTTGATATTGTGTGTTCGGATGCTTTAAGGCTTATGCAACAAGCGACAGTTACTACGGTTGCCAGCGCAACAGCAGGGCAAGATACCGGCACTCGCATTGGCAAAATCCTTGATCAAGTGTCATTTCCAGCAAGTATGAGAACCTTGGACACAGGCGCGACAACCTGTATTGCAGACCCAGCAACCTCTAGAACTGCCCTAGATGCCATCTTCAATGCGGCTTTCTCGGAACAAGGCGCATTCTATTTTAACGGCTCAGGAACAGCTATCTTTAAAAACCGATCAAATACAATCACTTCAGCTAGTGCGACACCTATTGAGTTTAATCAGACTGGTGGCATTCCTTACGCAAACCTAGTCTTTGCTTTTGATGACAAGTTAATCATCAATTCTGCTGGCATGACCCGAGTAGGCGGAACTCAGCAAGTCTCAGAGAATGCAACCTCGATCGCCAAGTACTTCCCTCACCAGTTAAACCAAGAAAACTTAGTGGCACAGACCGACGCAGATACTCTTAACATTGCCAAGATATATGTGGCAACTAGACAAGAGACAACTATCCGTATCGATGCTATGACTGTTGATCTGCAAGATCCCTCTGTACCAACTGGAACAATCCTTGGGATTGATTACTTTACGCCGCTTAAAATCACAAACATACAGCCAGACGGATCTACAATAGTTAAAACACTACAATGCCAAGGTTTTGCTTGGAATATCACACCAAATCAGATGCAGGTAACAATGACAACCCTTGAGCCTATAACCGATGGGTTCACATTAAACAGCTCAGTCCAAGGTATAATCGATACCTCGGTCTTGGCATATTAGGAGAAAATAATGGCAGGTGCAGGATACAAACTTTACGCGACAGGTGATGTTCTTACCGCCGCGCAGGTAAATAATTACCTTCAGGAGCAGACCGTCATGGTCTTTGCCGATGCTGCCGCTCGAACTACTGCTTTGGCAAGCGTCTTGGCTGAGGGCATGATTTCCTATCTAAAGGACACCAACTCAACTGAGTATTATTCAGGATCGGCTTGGGTCGCTGTCGGTGCTACTTCAACTAGCGGATTGACTTTGGTAAAAACCCAAACAATAGGCTCAGCAGTATCAAGCGTTGCAGTAACTTCTGCGTTTAGTTCAACTTATGATAACTACAAAATAACAGTATCCGGTGGCGTCGCAAGCGCAAACAATGTCCTAAATTTAACTTTAGGATCAACAAGCACAGGCTATTACAGATTTCAAATTAACGCGCTTTATTCTGTGTCAACCGTTGGCGGGTCAAATGGTTCAAATACAGCCAGTTTTTATGGAGCAGGTCTAGGCAGCACTAATTCACTTACTGGCAATTTTGAGTTGCAAAGTCCAAATCTTGCAAAAAATACTCACTTTGTAGGATTTGCTGCTGGTAGTTCC